GTCCATGCGGGCCTTACGCGCCATTTCTGCCTTGTCTACTCCAGCGGCAACCCGAGCAACGACGACGCGCACGCTTCCTGGGCCGTGGCCCCCGGCTTTGACCTCTAATCAGAAAATCCATAATTATCCAGCCGCGCAAGCGGCGAAGAGAATGACAGCCAAAAAGAAAGCCACCCGCGCCCGGTGCTGACAACACGGCGCAGGTGGCAATATAAGCGACGGAGAAACCGTCCTGGATACCTATATTATATCAGTTTTCCAGGCGGTTCGCAACAAGAAAAAATCAACGGGGCCGCGGCCCCGTGAGCGCCGGTAAGAGGCATTAGTAAAGTGACCAGCACCCGTAAAGGAGGGGGCACCATGCCATACGTACACAGGATGGTGCAGGCTGGCCGGACCGTCGAACACAGGAAAATGCAATCCTTCCGGGTCCACACCAAGGGGGTCAAGCGCGGCCCCAATAAGGGGACCACCACGGAAAAGCAAGCCCGGATCAACGAGCGGGTGGCAGAAGAACACCTGCGCTGGGACCTGAACGCCAACTTTGACCACCGGGACCTCCACGCCGTCCTCCACTACTACGACAAGGACACGACCTTTGAGGAGATCCTGGCCCACAAGGCCGCTTTCCTGGCCAACCTTCGGAAAGCCTGCCGAAAGCGCGGGATCCAGTACAGGGCGGTGGTGGTGATCGAAACCAAGCGCATGACCAACCCGCACATACACGTGGTGATCAGCCGCATGGACCCGGAGATCATCACCGAGGCATGGGAGAACGTCCCCAGGGGAGGCGGGGGTATCAGTTTCAAGCCCCTGGACCGCCGGGGGAACCATGCAAAACTGGCGGCCTACCTGATGAAGGAAAGCCGGTCCACCATGGAGAAGTACCGGGAGGCAGGAAAGCGGGGAAAGCGGTACAGCAAAACCCAAAACATGACCAAGCCGGTGATTACCTACAAGGTGGTGTCCGCCTCCTCCTGGAGGCATGAGCCAAAAGCGCGGAAAGGCGCGGTCCTGTATAAGTTCGACGACGGGGCGACCTGCAAAACCGGGTGGCACGAAATGACGGGCTACCCATACCAGGAATATTTCGAGGTTTTCAACGAATAGGAGGACAAGCCCATGAAAATTTACATAGCGGGAAAGATTGCCGGGGATCGGCGTTATCGGGCCAAGTTCCGGGAGGCAGCCAAGGACCTGGAGGCGGCGGGCCATGTAGTCCTGAACCCTGCCACCCTGCCGGACGGCCTGACCGACGGGGACTATATGCGGATCGCACTGGCCATGCTGGAGGCGTCGGACCTGGCCGTGTTCCTCCCGGACTACCGGGAGAGCCGGGGCGCCATGGTGGAATGGGCCTGGTGCCAGCGGACCGGGAAAGAGTGCGCTCTGTATCTGGAAATGACAGGAGGGAGAACAAAGTGAAAGACTTTGCGGAAGCATACAAAGCGGCCCACGCAAAAGCGCGGGAATACCTGGGGGTAAAAAGGGCCGGATGGGCAGCGCCGGGGAAACGGACGCGGGAAAATCATGCAATCCTAATCCCGCGCCGGGAGGCTGTGGACATGGCGAACAACCTGGCAACAGCAATCTACGCCAAGGAGGTATATATAACCTGGGCCATGAACCTGCGGGGCTTTATGGTGCAACTGGCCACGGGAGAACACGACGCCATGACATGCCGGGAATGTGGCGGCATTTTCCGCGCTGGGTGGATGAATGGGAAATGCCCATACTGTGAGGCGAAGCAGGCAGCCACCGGGTATGTGGACGGCATGAGAGAGGCGGCAGAAAAATGAGCAAGGCGCAGATCAGCATGTGGGAGGAAAAGATCGTGGACAGTTTCGCCGGCGGCGGCGGAGCTTCCACGGGAATTGAACTGGCCACGGGCCGGGTGGTGGACATAGCGATCAACCATGACCCGGACGCCATCCTCATGCACAAGACCAACCACCCGCACACCGTCCACTATCAGGCCAGCGTGTGGGATGTGGACCCGCTCGAAGTCACAGGAGGCAGCCCGGTGGGGTTACTGTGGGCCTCCCCTGACTGTAAGCATTTCAGCAAGGCCAAGGGCGGGAAGCCTGTGGACAAGAACATCCGGGGGCTGGCCTGGATCGTCCTGCGGTGGGCTGGGACAGTCCGGCCCCGCGTGGTCATCCTGGAGAATGTGGAGGAGTTCCAGACCTGGGGGCCGGTCCGCCGCGGGCACCCGGTAAAGGCAAAGGCCGGGCAAACATTCCGGCGCTTTATTGACCAACTGGAGGGCCTGGGCTATGCGGTGGAATGGCGGGAACTGGTGGCGGCTGACTATGGATCGCCCACAACACGAAAGCGGTTTTTTCTGATCGCAAGATGTGACGGGAGGCCCGTTGTGTGGCCGGAGCCTACACACGCGCCAGCGGACAGCCCGGAGGTGCTGGCCGGGAAGAAATTGCCCTGGCGGAGCGCGGCGGAGATCATAGACTGGAGCCTCCCCTGCCCCTCCATTTTCGACACGCGGGAAGAAATCCGGGAGAAATACGGCCTTTCCGCCCAGCGGCCACTCCGACCCAACAC